CACTTGGCCTGATGGACACGATGAATGTCTCAGGCATGATTGACTTCGCCAAGCGATGCAAGGACGCAGGCATCAAGCCCGTCATTGGCGTTCGACTGCGCGTGGTCGATGACCCGACCTATCGCAAGCCCGGCCCCGGCGAGGCGAAGAAGGACAATCGCGAATACTATCCGAATGTCTACATTCGGAACGAGGATGGCTGGCGTGCTGTATTGCGCCTGCTGTCTAAGGGTCTCAGCGAGGAATATTTCTACTACAAGCCTCGCATTGGGCTGGATGACTTGCTTGAGGAGCTCGCTGACGGCAATTTGCTCGTCACCTCCGGCGACATTAACGGCGTCTTTGTTCACCCGAATGCCGAAGCAATCTGGTCGAAGATTACCGCCGCCGTGAAAGGTATGGCGTGGGGTGAAATCATTCCGCTCAACACGCCGTTCTGGGACAGGTACAACGCCGAAGTTCTGAAGGCGTGCGAGCACCGTCTGCCGACCTGGCCGATCCTCTACTTGGACGAGGACGATGCGATTGCGCGTGATGTGGCGTCGGCAATCATGTCGAACGCCAAAATGAGCGACCGCTTCCGGCTGGTCCCGTACACCCGCTGCCACTTCCCGCTAATGGAAAGAACTTTGGATGTCGCCCTGCGAGTGATGGCAGACCGTCTTGATGACTCAAAGATGTTGCCGCTTCACACGCCGGTTCTGACTCATGCGGACCCGGCTTACAGCGCATTCTTGAGCCTGATTGATTACGAGTGGTCGCGACTGCCTATCACTCTGCCCAATATTGCCGAGGGCGAGACCGAGTTTGAAATGGTCGTCCGACTCTGCAAGGAAGGTTGGAAGCGGCGCTTCTCGGACGAGATTCTTGGATACAAGCCGAATCCAGAAGGTCTGCTCCAGTATCACACGCGGCTCAAGTACGAGCTGTCCATCATCAAGAAGATGGGCTTTGAGCGGTACTTCCTGGTCGTCGCGGATGTCGTCAACTGGGCCAAAGAGCAGGGCATCCTGGTCGGCCCCGGTCGCGGCTCGGTCGGCGGCAGTCTCGTCGCCTATCTCATGAACATCACGGATGTTGACCCTATTCGGTTCAACCTCCTGTTTGAGCGTTTCATCAATCCTGAGCGCCTGGACCTGCCCGACGCAGACTTGGACTTTCAGTCGAGCCGTCGTGAGGAGGTCATCGAGTACCTGGTGAAAACCTACGGGCGCGAGAAGGTCGCTGGCATCTCTAACTTCTCTACGATGGCGTCAGCGTCGGCACTGCGCGATGTTGGACGCGTCTTTGAGTTGGAGCTGCGCGAGCTGGAAATCACCAAGCTGGTCCCAAAGGAGCACGGCAAGCCCTACGAGTTGGACCGCGCAGCAGACGAAGTACCACAAATCGATAACTTCCGGGTCAAGCACCCCAAGGTCTGGAAGACCGCGACCCGTCTCGAAGGCGTCATGCGGTCGTTCGGACGACACGCAGCAGGCGTGGTTGTGGCGGGCGAGGACTTGTCAGGTCGCGCCGTTGTCGAAACCCATCGCGGCGAGCCCGTGGTCAATTGGGACAAGGTGTTCGTCGAGGACTTGGGCCTGGTCAAGATGGACATTCTCGGGTTGTCTACCCTGGATGTCATCGGGCTGGCGACTCGCTACATCAAGGAGCGCACAGGCTATGTCCTGAATATGTCGACGCTGCCATTGACGGACCCCGAGACCCTAGGCGCCTTCGCAGATGGCGACACGATTGGCGTGTTCCAGTTTGAGTCGTCCGGAATGCGCAGCCTGCTCCGTGACTTGGGCGCAGGCGGGGAGCTGACCTTCGAGGATCTCGCCGCAGCAACTTCGCTGTACCGCCCAGGCCCGAAGGACTCGGGGCTGCTGGATGACTATGTGGCGATTCGTCAGGGGCTTAAGCGGCCCTATTACGAGCATCCCAACATGATGCCTGCCCTGGAAACGACGGGCGGGGTCATGGTCTACCAGGAGCAGGTCATGCAGATTACCCGCGACCTGTGCGGCTTTACTGCCGCAGAAGCCGACGCTGCGCGTAAGGCGATGGGTAAGAAGGACAAGGACAAGATGGAGAAGCTCCGCGAGAAATTCGTCACCGGGGCAAAGCGGCACTCTGGAATGGAGGAGCGCCCCGCAAATGCCTTGTTTGACAAAATCATGAATTTCGCCGCGTACGCCTTTAACCGGTCGCACGCCGTCGAGTATTCGGTGATTTCGTACTGGACGATGTGGCTCAAGGTTCATTACCCGGCTGAGTTTTATGCCGCCACGCTGACGATTCTTGGCGACGACAAGATTGAAGGCTTGGTGCGGGATGCCCGGAAGCGCGACATTGAGGTGTTGCCGCCCCGCGTCAATATGTCCACGCAGCGGTTTGAAATCATCACCGAGGGCCTGAAGGAATACAAAGGCATCTTGGTGACGCCGTTCAACCGGGTGAAGGGCATCTCCGAGAACACCGCGCAGACCATCATTGACGCTCGAAAGGCTGTCGGGAAATTCACCAGCAAGAAGCACTTTGAGTCCGTCGTGAACCGGACGAAGTGCAACATTCGCCACCGCGAAGCGCTGGACAAGGTCGGCGCTTTTCACAGCATCGAGCCGGGCAGTATGCCGCCCCTGCATCCCGACCGTCGCAAAGACCAGATGGCCCTCATGCCGGGCCTCGTCATCGACATGGTCAAGTCGGATCGGTCAATCACGGTCTCCGAGCCCATCAAGGAGATGCTGATTGGCGATGTAGTACGGCCCACGCAGAAATGCACAGGCTGCTCGCTGTCTGGCGGGGTTCACCCGATTCCCCGGCTGGGTGGCAAGGCCAAGTTCATGGTCGTAACCGACTGCCCGAACTACTCGGAGGAGTCCGCAAACAAGATGTTCACCGGGAAGGCTTCTGGCTTCCTGGCGTCGGCCCTGGAAAGCGCGGGACTTAAGGCTAGCGACGGCTATTTCACCTCGCTGGTCAAGTCGCCCAAGTCCGGCAAGATGCTCACCAACGAGCAGATTAACGGCTGTAGCGGCTACCTGCGGCGTGAAATCGAGATTCTCAAGCCGCCCATCATCTTGGCGCTCGGGAGTGCGACCGTTAACTTCCTGGTGCCGGGACTCAAGGGTGGCGTTCAGGAGCACCAGGGCCGGGTTCACTATGACCCCAAGCTGGATGCCAGCATTGTGATTGGATTCAACCCCGCGATGATTGCCTTTGATTCGTCAAAGCAGGCGGGGTTGAACGAGGTTCTTTCTACCGTTGCCGAACTGCTCAACTAAGGAGACTGAAATGGCTGACGACTCTCTGATGGAATTTATCGAAGCAAACGCCGTCGCTGAGGCGACCAGTATCAATCCGACCGATATCGACTCGGAGCTGATTCGTATGGCGGCCCTCTATTCCCGCTTTGGCGTCCTTGCTGCCCGTGCGCGCAGCCAGCGTGACGCTAGAAAGTCCAGCCTCGAGCTGGTTGAGGCAAAGCTGGACAAGTTGCTTCGGGACAAGTTTGCCGAGAAGGGCGAGAAGGTCACGGAGAACAAGATTCGCTCCGAGCTGGTGCTCCAGAAGGCATATGTCGAGGCTATCCAGGAGCTGAACGAGGCGAACTCGATCCTCTCGGTCGCGGAGACGACTCTCAGTAGCCTGGAGATGAAGCGCGATATGCTCGTCCAGCTCAACAAGAATGCCGAGCGCGAGTGGCAGTACTCGTCGGCTATGGTTCCGACCGATACCGCGAAGGGTATCGCCGACGAGGCCATTCGTAACCTCGCCACCCAAAGGGCGAGGAAAACTGCTTAATTCCGTCGATATACCAATGAAAAATAAGTCAGCCGTGACTATACTAGTAATGCTGATACTGTTTTTCTGTACCTCTAAATCTGGAGACTGCCTCTATGTCTAGTATGTTGGATTTGCTTAAGGCCAAGCAGAAGGAGCTTTCCGCTAAGAAGGCACGCGATAACACCGTCAAGCTGCCGACCGGCACTTCGCGGTGGCGCATTCTCCCCCACTGGTCGGGGGACGAGAACGCCGGCCTCCCGTCGCACGATTATGGCAAGCACTTCGTCAAGGATTTCTCTGGCGAGGTTCAGGCCGTTTACATCTGCACGGCTAAGACCTTCGGCAAGCCCTGCCCGGTTTGTGACACCATCACGAAGGGCGAGCTGACGGCGACCGACGACAATGCCAAGCAGCTGATTTCCGGCGCTAAGGCCGCGCAGCGTTACCTGGTCAATGCCGTTCGTCGCAACGAAAAGGGTGGCTACGAGCCCGAGGTTGCCATTCTGGAGCTTCCGAGCGGCCCGTTTGATGATGTGATTAGCCTTGCGGCGCAGTACGCGTCGGACGGCATCAACATCTTCAGCCTTGAGGAAGGCTACGATGTCATCTTCAATCGCGAAGGTACTGGTCTCAAGACCAAGTACAAGGCGATGCTGGCCCCGAAGTCGACCACTCTCGACACTGGCTACATGAGCAAGGCCGCTAACCTGGCGGACTATGTTCAGCAGGAGTACGAGGAGGGCAAGACGAAGGCCCTGATTGCGTTGCAGAACCTGTCTGGCGCATCGACCCCGATGCTCCCGGCATCGACTGTCCGCGAGAGCGCCCCTGTCCTGGTCGGCAGAACGGGTAAGGCGTCTGTCGCACCTGCCATCAGTAAGGACGACCTGGATATCGACCTCTCGGAAGTCGACCTGTCGGACCTTGACGGAATCGACGCCGAGTAATCGGCGCGACAACGGGCCAGGGTAGGCGCTACCTCCTGCCTACCCTGGCCCTCTTCTCTTCGGTGCGTATGCCCAACATCTTCCTAATCGACGGGAACGCTATCGGCTTCGCTTGTCATACAGGCCAGAAGTTGACGGCGGGAACGCAGCAGACCCAGGCGGTCTTTGGGATTGCCAGAACCCTTCGGGCAATGGCAGTCCAGTACCCGAGCACCTACAAGGCAATGCTCTGGGACGGTCGCGCATATTGGCGTATCGAACTGTACCCGTACTACAAGGCTAACCGCGAGGCAAATCCCAAGATGATTGCCATGCGTGAGGCTTACAAGTCGCAACGGCCCTACATCGAGAAGATGGTCTGTGCGCTTGGAATCGACCAGGTACGGTCGCCCACCTGTGAAGCCGACGACCTTGCCGGTGCCTACAGTCAAGCGTTTGCCAAGCAGGGCAAGACGGTTCGGCTTATCACGGCAGACCGCGACTGGCTTCAACTGGTAGGCCCGCAGGTCAGCTGGCATGACCCGATTCGTGACCGCCTGATTACGGCAGACAATTTCTCTGAGCAGACGGGCTTCAGGAATCCAGCGCAAGTGCTGGACTTGAAGTGCCTCATGGGTGACACCTCCGACAATGTTAAAGGCGTCGGCGGGATTGGCGAAGTGAACGCCAAGAAGTTGCTAGAGGCGTTCGGCTCTGTAGAGCGG